AGTTGTGAATTGCGTTGACTTTGCTGATTTGCCCGCGATTGATGTTGCTAAATACATAGTCAGAAACATCAGAGGAGAGCGGTTTGACGTAACCGTCATAAAGCCAAAACCCGGATGATCCCATCCAAACGGCGAACGTGTCGGCAGCGGCAACGCTTAACACGCCCACAGCGCCACACCCTGTCCCTACTTTTTCAAACCCATAAACGTATGGCGGACCTTGGTACTGCGCCAAGTGGGCATCCACATCCGTCAGAATCAAAACGCCACCTCGAACGCGCCTGGCGCAAATGATCGAGCCTGGCGTTGAAAGAATAAAGTCACCCGCTTGGTTCGTTGCGGCTGGCGTCCAAACCGTGTTGTCTTCCTGGTCCGACCATTGCACCTTACGCGGATCGCCGCCAGCGCCAAGCGCAAACAGAAAACGCTCTTCAGAAACAATCAATCCTTTGCAACTCGTTGGCGCATTGGTGATGGCAACGGCTTTGGTTGGCGTGGCAAAGTCTAACTGCCACTCGTAAAGCTTGCCATCATAATCCGAGCACGCCACAAGATATTGGCCCCAATTGTCCATCGACCAGGTGGTGGCAGGAAGCACGCCGTTATTGCTTGCCGGAATGCGTGCAACGCCATAAGCCTGTTCGCCATAATCACCATTTCCGTAACCTGTCGACCCTAAAGCGTCAGTGCGCCCTGCACTGAAACTTGTTGGTGTAATGTCAGCCTGATCGCCATCGCCCTGGTAAGCGTAAAGTTTTGAAGCCGTTCCAACTGCGAGCCAAATATTTGCTGAGTTATCGCGCCAGGCGTACATACCACGCGGAACGCCTGAAGCCTGAGCGGTTGTCCATTTACGCCATCCGCCCATGGGGCGCAATGTGCCTTCAAACCAGCGCACAAGATTGGCGTCATACCATCGCCCTTGCGATTGGTACTCTGTACCGTTTCTGTAAATGCCTGGCGGCAATTTGATGGGAACAAGTGGCATATCAGTTGCTCATATAGAGGGCCATCTCATCTCGGCGGCGTTTGACCAGGCCCGGCAACTCTTTCCCGCCCGCTTTTGTCCACATTCTAAAGGCAACTGCCGCGCCCGTATAGTCGCCGCGATTATGGCGCATTCTCAACGTTGATCGTTGGAGGTTACCTAATCCCACATTGAACGAAAATGATGTGAGTGCATCAAAGCGAGACTGAGTAAGACCAGCAGGACATAATCGTGATACGCCAGCTTCAAAGCGGCGTAAGTCCTTTGTAAGTATCTCGTCAACTTCCGCCATAGATAGTGTGCGATCCCAACCCGGTGGAATGGGTAAAGCTTTACGCTCTTCAACTTTGACGTTGATGTGCGATGGGTCAATGACATGGCCCACACCCACGGTCCAAAGCAACGCCGGACAGCGATAAGGGCGCACGCGCACACCTTCGTGATGCTTGATCATTTGGAGGGCAAGCGGGCTGATCATTTCGCAAAAGCTCGTGACCCAAAGTGAAAGGCCACAATCGCGGCCCAAATCTGCTGCGTATCGTCATCCCACAATTGGTCAAGCATCAAATCAAATGGCACGTTCGTTGTCCAGGCGTACCAGAATCCGCCAATCTCAACGAATACAAGCAACATAAACATGCCATAAGTCAGCACAGGACGCACTAACGCTCTGGCGTTCTTCACCCACTGGCTTGTTCCTTCGCCAATCGCAATATCATGGGCGTACAACGCTTTCATCTCTTCGGCTTGCGTTTGCATCGCCACTTGCTCGGTGTGAATCTCCTCGATGCGTTGCTGCGCAAGCAAACCCATGGCGGCTAACTCGCGCTCACGCTCATTTTGCATACGGGCAAGTTCCAGCTCGTGCGCTTTATCCTTGGAGTCCTGCCAAAGGTCAAGCAACTTAGGCACGCCACCGGCTAAGAATGACAGGAGCGTTGACAAAAGCGTCATCATGCTATTTCAGCTTAAATGCCAGGTTGATCAGCAAAAGAATACTGGTTCCTGCCGTGGTCATAAGGATCATCTCCAAACGCTTAAGCCTGGCATTGATCTGCGCATAACGTTCATCGCATACGGCTTCGTGAACCTCGATGCGCTTTAACGCTTCTGAATCACCGGATGTCATGATGCACCTTACTCAGCCTGCTCTGCCGGTTGTAAAGTCTGCTGCGCTGCCAACTGCGCTGCTTCATAGGCTGCAACCACTTCAGGTGTCCAAGCCGTATTACAGATCGCTACCACCTTCTCTGGTTGGCCTGTGAGGTCTTGCCCAGGTGTTAGGGATGAGCGGTGATAGGTCTGGGTTAAGACTTTACCGTCCTCAATGATGCGTGTGGCTTCACGGTAGAGGATGATTCCGTTTTCGGTCACGGTAATCTGGTCAATAACTTTTTCTTTGGTAATCATGTAAGTTCCTTTCGTTGGTCCGATCACACTAGTCCGGTGTGATTAAACTTGGTAAGTAACAAAGCCTGTACAACGTGCGCTGTTTTTCCAAATGTTTTGATTATCACCAATCGTATCTGTTGCTGCGGTAGCTGTTTCAAAGGTTACACTTGTACCATTTCCTGGAACTATTGGGTTAATCATTACAAAACTTGAAACTAAATTAGCAAAATATCCAACACTTCCACATCCCGCCACAGAAGCGTTATTAGCAAAAGGAAGACCTGTTAGCGTACCACTGCCTGATCCAACAGAGTTAATTTGTACATCAAACCAGCAAGTAACTTGACTTCCTATTTTTCGGTAAGTTCCGACTCTAGTTGTATAAGTTGTAGTCCCGCCATTGTTAAGTGTCGGTTCCCAAGTCCCCTCCTCATAATCATCCAGCGTATTAGCGTCTGAGGATGCAGATTGCGTGGCGGGGAAGGTGATGCCTGCGCCAGAGGTTGATGGGGTTGCGCCACCAACGGAGATTGTTGAGGATGTCTTAATGGTTCCGTTTGCGTTGATACTCATCCGCTCGGTATCGTTTGTATAAAATATCATTGGCCTACTGCCATAACCATACAAAGCAATATTTGCAGAGTTTCCACCGATTTGAAACGCATTGGCAGAATTTAAATCTATAAATTGAATCAGTCCGTTATTGCCATCCGACGAAGAATACATAATCAGACTTTTACCAGCAGCCGCAGTTCCTAGTGTAAGCCCCCCATTACCCACAGTAGAAGGCGAACTCGTCCCAATCCCTACGTTGCCGGAGGAGGTGATACGCATACGCTCGGAACCATCAGTCTGAACAGTAACGGTTCCGTTTGATCCTGTATCGCTAACCGTTACGTTAGAGTCACCAGCAGAGATTGATGCGCCGCCCGTTGTTGACAAGGTTGTCCCGCTAATCGACAGTCCGGTTCCAGCCTCCAAAAATGTAAACGCGCTTGCTGAATCATCCCAAAACAAAATGCGATCAGCGTTTGGGTCGGTTAGGTTTGCACCGGTTCCGCCCTGGTCAATAGGAACAACACCGCTGGACGTTAAAGCTTTGCTTGCGCTTGTAAAAACAGGCTTTGACGCTGTAAGCGATGACAGGATTGGCGCGTTAGTAAACGTTGTATTGCCTGACGCGCTTAATGTTGTAAACGATCCTGCACCAGCAACGGATTGACCAATTGATACGCCATTGATCGTTCCCGATCCGGTCATGTTTCCGCCAAGCGTTAGCGTCTTTCCGCTGCCAACGTTCATCGAAACGCTTGTGCCGGATGCCGAGAAGATGGCATCAATCGAGTCAAGGTTCGTATTTAGTTTGTTGCCCCATGTATCCGTTGACGCACCAACTTCAGGCTTCGTCAAACTCAAATTGGTGGTTGTTGTATCAGCCATGTTTCACCTCAGTAAGGGGACACTTGCGGTGTCCAAGATTTGCTTGGGGTTGTTTGTGTTGACCAGGATTGCGCCACTACGGTTTGTGGCGCCCATGTATCCGTTGGGTCGGTTTGATCGTCCCACGTTGCTGGCCCAACCACAATCGTTGACCAACTATCCGTTGGGCCTGGCACCGGTTCCCACTTCTCAATACCCGTGGCGCTAACGCTTGACGTTGCCGTAATCGTTACTGACGCCAACTGACGCACACCGCCTGACGCTTCAACCAGGCTTTGAGCCGTTATCGTAACGCTTGCAGCCGCAATTCTGTTGGCGCTTGCTGCAACCACCGCCAATGCGTCAATGGCTACGGCGCCTTCGTGAACTTCGCTACCCGATGCCACAACCGCTGACGCACCGGCGATTGCAACACTTCCGAAAACAACTTTTGACGCTGTTGGACTAACGCTTGACGTTGCGCTGATTGTTACCGCGCCAAGCGCAATCCGCTGCCCTGTTGGACTAACGCTTGATGTTGCATTAACCGCTACAGCGCCAAGTCCAATGCGCTGGCCTACTACTGCAACCGCGCTTTGCGCGGCAATCGCTACGGCGGCGTCTTTATAGGCCGTTAGCCCATAAATGTTCTTGCCATAGACGCCAGCGCCGTACCCGTACATCAGTCAAGGGTGATGTCAAAATCACCGGCATTGAATCGGAACACATCATTGGTTCCGATTGATTTGGATGCGCTCAATTGCCCAACGGCAAGCATATTGCCTGATGTTGACGCGTCATAAAGTGCGGTATGCGTTACCGTCCCCCACGAACCCGTGGCGGTTGGAAACTCAACGGCTGATGTATTGGTTGCGGCTGATCCCGATACCGTAAACGCCATGGATTGGCGAAGGTATCCGTTGCCCGACACTTCGTTGCTTGATCCTGACTCGCCAGGGTCAGCAGTGAAAAGGCCGACGTAAATGGTGGCCGGTGCCGAGTAAGCCGATCCGCCAAATACATGGCCGAGCACTTTGTTTTCGAGATAGTCGGAGAATGAATTAGCCATGGATTACCCCATTGGTTTGGCGCGAACGCGTGGCGTTGTTCCGCTGTAATTGGCGCGTTCTTGCTCAAGTTTCATGGCCTCAATGCCACGTTCATAAGCGGCATTCCAAACGGGAATGCGCGAGTCATCTTGCAGATAAGGCGCCGATTGCAGCAGTGCGCCGTACAAGTAAAGGTCAGGATGTTTGGTCAGCAACCAGTTCGTTGTATTGCTATCAGATAACGCGGCAATCTTGCCGTAATACGTCATTTGAACTTGCGTTGTATCCGTTCCCGGAGTTGGCACAACCTTGAACGTATCACCAACAATCGTGTAGTAACGCGGTGTGCCAGCCGCCGAAAAGTAACGCGTATAAAAGTCATCGCTTTGTTCATCGCTCAAAAACTCCAATTTGGTTGGCGTTGTCGTGAGCAAAACAAGATTTTCCATTTGCAGAAAATCGGATGGAAGTTGCGTGTATTCGCTATCAAGCGTGGCATTGGCCCGGACGATCATTTGACGCACGCGTACGGTTCGATTGAACTCGGCTTCCGCCAACGTGATGAAATCGGCGATGGCAGACGTTAAGTCCGACCGGTTCACCCAATCGGCAATCGACGTTTTAAGTTCCGAATAAGTGCCAAGCGCCATGATTAGGCAGCGTCCTTTTTGCGAAGTTCGGTTTTAAGGCCGACAGATGCTCGATAAGCATCCTCTTGCGGACGGATTGCCCAGGTGTGCTGATGCTTGTATTCCCAGGTTCCAATATGTCCAATGTGCTTGGACAGGTCATGATCAATATACAACGGAATCTCATTGTCGCGCAATAACTTGCAAAAGTATATGTCTTCGCCCATGTAGCCTTTAGCCGCCACATCCCATGGCGTAGCAAACCAAGGCATCTCGATAGCGCGAAACACGTTCGTGTCAATCATCATAACACCCGTTCCAACCGCGTCAACTTGCTCGACGCCCGTGTCGTGCTCACCTGTATATACAGGCACCTTGCGCTGTGTTTCTGGATCATAGTTCGCAGCCGTTGGCCCCACTGGCATTCGCCTGCGCGGGCAGTTGGCGGCAACCACTAACAAGTCACGGTCAAGCAATTGCTTGATGGTGTCTTGCGGGAAGCGCATATCGCTATCAATAAACAGCACCACGTCAGCGTTATTTTCCATGGCGGTCATCACCAATTCTGAACGCTGGCTTACAAGCAATGTTCCCTTGCTGATGTTCACATTAACCACGTCATGCGGATGATGCGCAACGTGGAAAGACACTGCATTGACAAGATCAAATGCAAAATCTGAATGCACTTCGTCCCTCGCAGGGACGCATACGCTAATCAATCGTTTGGTTTCCATCACACCCTTCCTGGTCGAGTCCTGAAAAATCGGTTATCGGGATCATTGAGCCACTTCTTAAAATCTTTTTCTGTGCGCGTGATGCCCTTGCTCACCAAGTCCATGTAGATGTTCATGGGGATGGATGCAACTCGTAAACCAAGACCTTCACCGTCCCACCTGGCGCGTTCGTCGATGGCGGCGAACTCTGCTTTGTTGGTTTCAACAATGGGCGTTGCATCTTGAATCGTTTCAATCACCGCTGTGTCTGTGGCCTCGTCGTAATGCCAAATGCGCGTTAGGCCAAGAAGTGGATCATGCTCGAAAAGTTTTGATTCCATGTAAAAACGGGAGCGTTTCCGCCCCCGTTCCTTGTTGCTAGTTAGGTCGAAAGATCAGCCGCCAAACCGTGTGCCTTCTCGTTGTAAATGGCAAGGCCATATTCAGCGAGGAGCAAGCGCTTTTCAGCATCACCCGTTGTCGCAAGCTCGACTTGCTGGAACGGACGAAGGAAATGCACGCCAGCGTAATCAGGTGACAAAACAAACGCGTCACGATCACGTTGGAAACGGTTAGGAACAATGTTGACTTGTCCAAAGTCACCAACATACACATCAGCCGCGCCAATGATCTGCGCTTGCTTGCCAGCAGGCACATCACGAAAGCGCGTTGCGATGCCGTTGAAGCCAGAAACAACTTGCTTGTTCTTGGCACCAACCATCACAATCGAAGGATCGCCGCCCTGCTCCCACACTTTCTGAAGCACACTCTTGAGAATGGTTTCAGTAAATGCGCGAGTCACGCCATCGCTGCGATCATCGTTAGGCAGCGTGGAGTAAGAAGGATCAGCACCGTTAGTGCCCTTGTCGGTGTTGGTCTTGATGAACGCGAGCAACGATCCGGTCTTTTGAGCCGTTGTTGAGTCACCAGCGGTTGCAGCCTGGTTCGCCAGCATGATGGTTTCCATGTCGCGCTTCAGTTCAGCCGCACGCTTTGCCAACTGATAGGCCAATTCCGACTTGCGGCCTGCTTTGTTGACAGCCTCAACCGTACCGGAGATCACAACCGTTTTGCGGCTGATTTGGGTGTAATTGGTTAGCTGAACGGTTGCCGTTACAGCATCATACGAAGTGATGTCATCACCTTGCAGTTGCGCGTTTGCGGTGGTGTTGTCCGCCAACGAATCGGTCTGCCACTGGAACAGCGTGTTGCTTGCTGTGCCACGTCCAATGTTGTTCATGAACGGTGTGGTTTCCGGGCTGATGTTGTAAATCTGATTGCTCAAATCCTCACGGATACCCTTTGCAGAGTAAGTGAGGAAGGTGTTTGATGCGATAGTCATTTGGGTTTCCTTTAGATGAGATGTTCAAACAATTTGGCAGCGTCACGAACGTTGCCGGTTTTTGCAAGGCGCTGTTTGGCGCGGACTAACTCACTCGTGGAAACTTTGGCGGCTTTTGGATTACCAGGCGTAATGGTTTTGGCTTGCTGTACAACGGGCGGTTTAGGCTTAATCGTTGCCTGTTTTGCCGCGATTTTGTCGTATAGCATTGCCTTACGAAGTAATTTGACAACGCGGTGATCAGCCACGCCTTTCAAATCGTCTTCCTGAAAACCTTCCTTCAATCCAAATTCAATCAACGCGGCCTTTTCAGCCTTTGCCGTGTCAGCGTTTTTCCATTCTGGAATGGCCTCCACAAGAAGTTGCGCCTCTTGCTCAAGCCTGGCTTTCATGGCTCGTTGCGATTCAGCTTGTTGCAACTGGTTCAAGCGCTGGAGTTCGGCTTGTGATGCTGCCAATTTCTCGTTGCGCTGACGTTGCAACTCGGTTTGCCGCACCCATTCAATTGGATCGTCTCTGTATAGACTCTCCATATCAATCGGGTTTTCCTGTTGCTGTTGGAGTTGCGATTGCAACGCCGTAAGCAATTGAGCGTAAGTCTGCCGCTCTTCGCGCACCGCGTTCAGCTCGGCTTCAGCGGCCTTGCGCTGTTCAGCCAATGCTTGCGTTTTGCGCGTGTAATCAGCCGTTCGCTGGTAACCGTTGATCAACTCATTAAGTTCAACCTCTTGTTCCTTGCCATCAATCTTGACGGTGAACTTTGGTGGCTCGCTGGATTGCTCTGGTTCTTGAGCGTCTTCGTCTGATTCGCTCGATGCTTCAACGTCTTCGGACCCTTCGCCTTGCTCTTCCGCGCCTGTCTCTGCATCGCCAACATCATCGGATTCGGCTTGCGCCTCGTCCGTTTGCGCCTGGGCTTCTGTTTGTTCTCCGGGTTCGGCAAACATATCCTCAAAGGCTTTGGCGGCTTGCGCCACCGTCATGCCCGCTGTGCTATCGCTTTCAACGGTTGCTACATTGTCACTCATTTATTGCGCTCCATCAAGATTTGGTCAGTTTCCGTTGGCGATCAGCCGCCATACGGGTCAACGTACCGTCAGTTATCACGCTTCCAAAATAGGTTTGAAGGCGATCCATGGCTTTGAAGTCATGAAAGATCATTTCGCGGTGCTTGGCATCCTGCGAAGCGGTCCACTCTTCAAACAACGATTCTCTAATTCGTTGCCACGCCTCTTGGTAAAGCGTGGAATTCAAAATGCGTTCGGCTTCCTGTGCTCTTCTTACTTTTTCGTCAGGTGTCATTGCATGGGTTGTGCCGCTGTAACGGCTTGTTGTGCCTGGTTAATCGCCTGCATCTGTAATCGTTCACGGTCCATCGCAACTCTGGCATCAATCTCTGCCTGCGTTGCCGCTAAGTCAACTTGATACTTTAACTCCATTTCCTGACGTTTCAGGATGCCATCTTGCGCAATGCGATCACGCTCACGATCATCTGCGCGGATCATCTTCTCGCGCTCCAATGCAAGTTCGGCGGCTTTCTTTTGAATATCAGCCTGAATGCTTTGAATTTGCACTTGCGCCAAAGCTTGTGTTGGGTCCGGTTGTGGCTGCGCCGGTGGCGGTGAAAAGTCCATCGGCAATTGATTGAAGAATTGCGTCGAGTCCTTATAACCGGCCATTTCTACAAGCTTTGATAACGTGTTGGCGTACTGACCAACCGTCACAATGGGATTGTTGGTGCCAAGCGTTTGAAGCAACTGCTCTTGTTTGCCAGCAATGGCTTGCAAGAATTGAATCTTTTCATCAATGCCGCCAGTGCCAAGACCAACGTTGACGCTTACATCCATCGAAGCATCCCAACCACGCGGGTCAATTTGCACCCACTGGTTACGCAGTCTGATCACGCGTGGCTTATCTTGATTGCGCGTAATTAGGCGCAGTAAGCCTTTGAATAATCGCTTCATACCGATTTCGCTAAACACGCGAGCGATCAACTCAATGTGTTGCTGCGCGGCCTGGACCGTGGCCTGTACCGCCAACTTAGTGGTGGATTGCAGCGCATCAGCGTTAAGGCCCATTGAGGCTTTGGACATGCCGGTGCGGGCCTCTTTCACCTGGTCCATGTATTCCATCATCGGGAATGCCTGACCGCCAACAAATGGTGTGGTGAACGGCTGAACCATACCAGGCGCACGCATTCTGATGATGGCGCCGTTTTCGTTATTCAGCACGTCATCAAGGTTCACTTGACCTTCAACCACGCCCGTGCGCGGATGAATGGATTGCGCCAGTGAATCAAGCATATTGCGCAGGATTACTGACTTGATGCGCTGAATGTCCATGGTTACATCTGCCGTGGACATGCCAAAAAGCGTATGCGGCTCAGGATCAGGGCAAAAATAAGCAAAGGGAACATCATCAGCCGGATCGTTGGCAACGATCTTGTAGGACGGACCCATGGTGCAAATCTTGCGCAGTTCCGCCACACCATCACCGTCCATATCCATGCGGATATAGGATTCGGTGTAAAGCACGCGGCGTTGCGCTGGATTGTTGGCTGATTCGCCAAACATCATTTGCGCAGGATTACGCGCAATGCGTTCAATGTTTGTGTCGAGTTCGTCTTCGCCCGTGTTGGACTCGACCAATTCTTGATCGTAACCCATGGCAACAAGTTCGGACACGGTGGCAAGCTTTCTGTGCGCCACAATGTCTGCGTCTTCAAGCGTTCGCGCTCTACGGTCAACGATGAACTCTTCAGGCGCCAGGCTTTCGACGC